AAAAATAAAAAAACAAAAATAAAGAAAATACCAAAAAAAACGAAAATAAAACTTAGAAAATACCGAAGAAAAAATACAAATAAAAATAAAAAAAGAAAAAAATAAAGAAGAAAAATCAAACATCACTTATGCAACAAAACACGCATAAGAATATCCAAAATAGGACCAGCCTCCTTGAAAGTACGGCCTACATTACCAAGGCCTTCAATGGCCTTAATATCAAAATCAAGAATCTTGGTCTCTCGCTCAAGCTTCTCAATAATCTGCAAAGCTTGCTGACGCTGCGCATTATTCAAATTTGACTGCGTCAAAGTTTGAAACTGTTGCTCCTTGGTTAAACCAATCTGTTCACCAATAAGCTTCGCAGTCTCAACAATAACATTACGCTGTTCAGCCAAATTTAACGACTGAGCATTAATATTTGGAATCTCAGCCTTAATCTTATCAACAGTTTGATCTGCAACACGCTCATTAGCAGCAGCTTGGCCAGCAGACGCCTCGTTCAATTTAGCTTGACTAGGAGACACCTGGCCAGCCTTAACAGACTGATAAGCAGAAGCAACACCCGCCACAGGATTCTGCGTCTGGTAAGAAACACCTTGCGGTGAAGAACCCGGACTTTGCTGATAAGCAAGCATCGGATTCAAACCAGCAGCTTTCATATCAGCTACCTGCGTTTGATAACGAGTCGCATACTGCTGGGCAGAAAACTGCTGAGCTGACTCAGCAGCCTGGCGGTTTTGATTGTTAGAAAAGATGCCACCCAAAAGGTTGGCACCTCCCATCAAAATAGCATCATCAATACCGAACATAATCAGAAATGGTCAATGAGACCAGGAACCGAGTAAAGCGGCAACGGACGCGCGGCGCGAATATCGAAGAAGGCATCCAAAAGCAACTGCTGTCCATTAGCCGCAGCGCCCACCGCGAGGTTACGCGCCAAGGGGGGCGTATCTTGAATGAATGTAGAGTTAAGAGTAGGGAGAGATGCAAACTTCTGCGCGTAATGCCATGGGTCGATAGTGCCAGCCGATGTGGACTTGAAAAGGCCGGTGATCTGGCTAGGGTTATAACGGTACTCAGCCCACCGCTCCTGATATCCAAAAACCGAAGAATCGCTAGCAGAACCATCACAATAAATCTCCTTGTTCAAAACAGCTTGCTCACCAAGCATAGCAAACACAGGGAAGTAAAAATCATAACGCGTCGAACGCGACCACATCTTACGAAGACCTTGCTGATAAGTCAAATCAGCACGAACAGAAATAAGACCAATCACATAACCGTGCTCAACAAACGACTGTGAAAAACCATGACCTGGTGCCAAATAAGTACCATAAGCAGCCAAATTACCTAAAGGCGTAGTACCAGCACCAGTAGCCGAAGTCTGAGGTATTGGAGTAATGTTAATAGGCGTTGAACCTCCACCCAAATACTCAGGACGCTGTAAACGAGCGTCAGGTGAAACAACACCAAAATGTGAACGGATAATCTCAGTATATCGAGTACCGCCCCGCGCATCGCGCTCCAACAACTTCTGAATCTGAAAAGATTGACGCAACTGATTAATAGTTGCAGCAGTAGCTTGAGACAAATCTGCATATACCTGTGGACGATTTGTAGCAGAAGATAAACCAATAGAACTGGCCTTCATCAAAATATTAGTGCCAGTAGACTGCCAAGAAGGAGTAGCTGTCATATCGCCAGCAGCCGTGGTGCCAAAACCACTATTAGCATTTGAAAGGAAACCACCTTGAACAGCTAAACCAACAATAGGTGCAGTAGTACCTAAAGGAATAGTTACAGCAGTTCCACCCTTCTGAGGCCACGGCAGCGAGCCAGTGAAATAATCATGACGCTTGCCACGTCGAAGGATTGTGTAGTTAGTAGCGGGGGCCGCGTCTGGTCCGTCACCCTTATCCACGGTAACGGAATTCTGAAGGTTCTCATCTCTAAACCACTGGTTAAAAATCAAATTGTAAGCACGCACAGGCAAAGCATTGTGCGAAACAGTATTGGCACCGCCTACTTGTCCAACAGTAGGTAACCCCAAATAATCCTGTAAAGAACCAACAGCATAACCGCCGACAGGAGATACCTGCTGCGGAATAGTATATGAAATCGAATCCGCAGGATTCTCCTGCTCACCCATAAACTTGACCCAATTATTCCAAATCAAACGATTAGGAACAAAGAAGAAAAAAGAATCCAAGTGAAGATTATCCAATACAGGAAATAAAGGAGTAGCAAGGCGACCAAACATAGTCGCCTTAACATTAAACGTATCACCAGGTAACACCTCCTCACACATTATCGGGACTAAATAACCCGAGTCAAAGGTAGTCTTAAGCGTCTTCTGCATATTAAACGAAGAACGCGGAATATCCGACTTAGGAACCATAGCGAAGCTATGAGCGTTGACAGAAGCATTGCGATGCATAAAAAACTCCAAAAAAGAGGGGGCCGCAGCCCCCGAGGTTAAGAAACGATCAAAGCGTCCTTGCCACGAACAAGAACAAAAGCGTCACCACAAACAATATTACCAGTTGAGTCATCAAACTCACCAAGCATATACAAATCATAATCATCTGGGTGCTTATTCAACGGATTCTGAGGATCTGCACGATTAACCTCATCCGTAAAATCACGAATAGCAATGTTCCGATGTGGAACAACAAAAGGACGAGCAAAAGTCTGAGAAGCACGGTCCTGAACGGAAACAATATATTGAATCATATAAACCTCTTAAATAGAACGCTTAGAACGGGATGTTCCAGCAGTAGAAACTAAATTACGAGCAGCCTTACGATGAGGCTGCAACTCAAAATCAAGCCGTTCACGATCTAATTCAGCCCGGCTAGTAGATCGAAAAGACATATCGAGGCTCAAATCCTCGCCTAACTCCTTGAGAAGTGATTTATAAAACCTAGGGACCGGAGCCCTAGAACCCTGCTGTGTAATAACACCAGCTATCGGAAATACATCAGTCATAAAATATTCCCGAAACCACGAACGACCTATACCCTTCGACATAAGTAAAAACTCTGGATTAGGACGAATAATCTCGCCATCATCCAAAACAGCCAAAGGTGACGCAATCTGCGAACCCTTAGCCTTCTTCAAAATATATCTAGCGATATAAGCAGCACTCTCAAAATTAAGACTGCCAATCAAGTGCTGGCCGTAATGCCAATGCTTAGTAACTGCATCAGATATGTAAGTCCGTTCGCCATTAGAACTACGACCAAAAACGCGGCGATCATCGCCAAAGTCCACGCCAAACAACGCAATATGAAAGTGAGGACGTCGGGAAACATCGCCGTATTCTCCTGATGCAACATACTTAAACTTAAAACCACCCTTACGCAGCCGCTTAAAAAAACGCTGCAAATCTTCCTTCCATAGCTGGCCATGCTCAGGAAGATGCTCGGGACTATATGTGAGGTTGAGCATACAAGACACCTCGTGCATCGCCTGTTCGTGAGTGATTCGAATCGCCCACTCCCTCGAATAAGCCAAGCGACACTCTATGCACTGCCCGCACTTGATGGGGCCGTGTGTAGGGTGTTGCCATTGTGTAGTACACACAAACGCTTATAAACGAATTCCGCCACGCATAGGAGCCGCCATAATGTTGGCCCCCTTGGTACGCCCTACATTGCCGCGAAACTGCGCGGAAGAGGCTGATTTAGACACAGATGAACGGTGCAAAGGCTTCATAAAATTCTCCAATAAAAACGATGATACATGAAAACATGAAAAGGTGTCAATAAGTACAGTTACATCAAGTAGCGAACTGTACTTAAGGCCTACTCCGCCTGCGGCGCGGCCACCTCGGGAGTACCCGAGGTAGCTTGGTTATGGGTAGCCAAACCCAAGCGAATAGCTTCATCCTGGTTAGCAGGATCAGCAAAAAACTCCAAAAATTCTTGAGGAGAATTGTGGAAACGAGAACGAACTTTAGCATCCATACGCATGAAGTTCTCATCAGCAGCACGAACTACGTTCATAGCAGACTGAAAATCAAAAACGCCTTCGTAATCAACATACTGCGGCATAGAGACTGGATCAGGTAAATGACCAGTCTTCATAAAAGTATCAACAATAGTATTGATATCAGACTCAGCAGCAAATTGCTGTTGAGTCAAAGAAGGGTCCTTACAGACCAAAGCGGCTTCATCCGAAGCCTTAGACATATCGTAGTTAATAGGACTACGA